TCTCTTGTAGTTTTTTGGCATGGACTACTCGTATTTTGCCAGCTCCTTGCCGGAGTGTACAGGTTCGGCTTTGAGTTGGGGTTTTGGCTCGTTGCAGGTGTTTTCTTCAACCTGTTGGGCCTTGTGTTCCCCACTTTCGCTGTTGCTTCAAGCGAAGTGCCCCGTTGCCAACGGGGCATTTTGGTTGACGGGTTGACCGGACAACCCGTTGGCCCCGAAGTTGTCGACGAGGTAGTACACGCCCCGTTGACGGCGCATTTGTGCGCCAGACCACGTCGTCGTGCTGTGTGGGTGCGGCGCTTGGAGAAGGTTTTGGGCGGTGTCCCTGGTGGCACCGTCGGACAGTTTGTGAGAGGGCGGTGGACACCAGACCTCCCCTCTCCAGACAGGTCACAAGGCCTGAACCTCGTGCTGTCCGCTCGCCCCGACGGGGTAAAGATCCTGGGGGGGGGATCAGTCCGGGGCAAGGAGGAGACCAGGGTTGGGTACCTGGTCGTTGAAGAATTCGGTGGCACTGTTTCCGTTGTGTTTCCCGAACTCCTTGCCGCTTTGCGGGCCTATGCCTTTTTGAGGCCTAGGGAGTCCACGTTGGTGCTGGCTCTGCGCTCTCGGGCGTTGGAGTGGTGCAAGAAGAGGGGTCTTTCTGATTCCTCAACCACGGTGGCCGTTGAGGCTGCTGTGTCGTGGGCTTGGGTGGAGGACTCTCGTGAGCTTAGGGCTCGCGACTCCATCACCGCTCCCCCTACCTTGCCTTGGTGGTCTTAGGACCAACCGCTCGCGACTTATGGTCGGTGTGAGGGTGACATCGACTACGTCCTCTTGGAGGGCGCCTCCCTGGAGGTAAAAGGCGAGTGTGTTTGCCAGGCTGAGGCAAGGCGGCAAATGTGGGTGGCGTGGCGCACCGGGGTGTTGGGTACCTGGACCCCGGGTGTGCACGCTAACTGCATCCACAATGAGATCGCTGCTTTAGCGTGGCGGTCTCTAGCTCCTCTGCCCATGGGTCCGGATCCTGCCGTGGCTCCTAGTGTTAGGTCAGTGTACGCAAAGCTGTCCTACATTGCGAGCGGGTATTCGGACGGAACTTGGAGCTACCTCGAAACCGCTCTCTCTTATTCCGGGGCTATGAAGAGGCGGTACCTCCAGGCTGAAGAGTCCTTGAGGGTTGACGGTCCTTTGTCAAAGAAGGATTGGCGCCTCAAGGCTTTTCTCAAGGCTGAGAAGTTGGGCGCGGCAAAGGATGCCAAACCTAGGATGATTTTTCCAAGAAGTCCAAGGTTTAACCTCGTCGTAGCTTCTCGCTTGAAGCCTTTCGAGCATTGGTTGTGGGGTGTTTTGACGGCTCGGAGGCTGTTTGGGGGCGACAATTCGAGGGTTGTGGCTAAGGGTCTTTCACCCAGAAGGCGGGCGAATCTTATCAAGCGGAAGCTTGATAACTTCGTGGATGGCGTTTGTTTTGAGGTTGACGGAAAGGCTTTCGAGGCCCACGTCACTCAACCTCATCTCAGTCTGGAGCACAAGGTTTACAAGGCAGCTTCTCCGGGTGACGCCGAGCTTGCCGATGTGCTCTCACACCAACGTTTTGAGGGTGTGACAAGTAATGGTGTGAAGTTTTCCCGTAGCGGGGGAAGAGCCAGTGGTGACTTCAACACAGGCATGGGCAACTGTATAATAATGCTCGCTAACTGTGTCGGTGTTTTGAAGTCTTACCGTTTGACCTTTGACATTTTGGTCGACGGGGACAATGCCCTGGTTTTCCTGGAGCGAGCTGACTCCGCTCGGGTGATCGAGAACTTCTACCAGGACGTGTTGGCTGCAGGTGGGTTTGAGATGACGTTAGAAAAGCCGGTTTCGTACATGGAGGGTATCAGGTTTGGGAGGTCCGCACCTTTGTGGCTTGGGTCCTTTTGGACAATGGTGCGGGAGCCCTGGTCTGTGCTGTCTGGAGCCTATGCGAGCCATAGATGGTTGCGGGAACCTGTCTTTGGTCGTCGCTGGGTTAATGGGGTGGCCAGGTGTGAGCTTTCGCTCGCGCTTGGTGTGCCCGTCCTCCAGGCCGCTGCCCTTAGTGTCCTCAAACAGACGGCTGATGCGAAGAAAGTGTCTCTCGATGCACTTTCCGATTATTTTGTCATCGGTGCCCGGCTGGCGGGGGTGGAAGATGTTGTCGATGTGTGCTCTGAAGCACGACTCAGTTTCGAGAGGGCTTTTGGAATCCCTCCTGAGGCCCAGGTTGCCTTGGAAAAGTACCTGGGGGGCGTGGTTGTCGGACACGCCCGGGGTGTAGTGTCAATGCACCCTCCGTCCCGTTGGTGGGACGCTGAGCCTGGCCTCTACGAGGCTTACATCGATGCCCACATTTAGGTCCATGAGCACTTGCGGGTGCCGTCACCGTGCGTTGTTGTGTGGGGTTTTTCGGAAAGCTAACCCTGTTGCTCCCTTCGGGTTGTGTATCAGGGGGCCAGTACGGTAGTGTGGGTGGGCAGCCCGTAGTCCTGGTGCAGTGCAATTCAGTTTAGCGCGGCCGGGGTTGCAGGGGCTTCGGCCCCGGAGAGGTGACTACCACAGCCCTGCCTTTGCATGGCGTTTGGGTGGCGTTGGATCGACGGTTAGTGGGTTGGCTGGCTTCAGCCCCGGGTCATGTTTGGTCGGGCATGGCTTGCTGTAGACTCGGTTGTGGGGACCGTTATTCCCTTGCACCCAGGGGTGTGGTGCAACCCAATATCTTCGGAGGGCCGGGTTGCATCA